TGAAGCCCAACCTAAAATATTATCAGAAGAAAAGCGTCCAAGTGATGCTAGAGGTGGTGCTATTTTCGATTTACGGTATGTATATGGCATTGGCCCTAAAAATGCTGAAAAACTAGTAGATAATGGAATAACTTTGGAAGGATTATTAGAAGATTGGGCTAAATGGATAAAATCGAATCCGACAAATGCAAATCTGATGATTTCAAAGATGCCAATTCCTGGTGGATACACTCGTTCGCAATGGGTACAAGTCCCGGAAGAACGTCAACGTACTATTCAAATGACCCAACTTACTAAGCGATTGGAGAAGGAAACACAATTTCTAGGTAAATTGAATTCTCATCAATTGTTGGGTGTAAAATGGTTTCATGATATGAGTCAAAAAATACCACGTAATGAGGTTCAATGTGCTGAACGTATTCTTAAGGCTGCTGCAAAACATATGAATGCAGAATTACAGGTAACTCTATGTGGTTCATATCGTCGCGGTCGTCCTAAATCAGGTGATATTGATTGTCTTCTTACCCATCCCGGAATAGCTACCATGGCAGAACTAGAATCTTATCCGGTTAATATACTGGCAAAATTTGTTGAATTACTAACTAATCTGGACTTTCTCATCGATCATTTAACCGATTATGGACGTAGTAAATATATGGGATTTTGCATAGTAAAACAATCTTCAGGTTCTGTTAGTACTGCTAGTAAAAAATCAATAATTGCGCGACGTATAGATATTCGTTTTATTCCATATAATAGTTATGGTGCGGCAATCTTATATTTTACAGGTAGTAAGTTATTTAATACCCAAATGCGAACTTGGGCTATTGGAAAAGGGTATTCATTAAATGAATATGGATTAAAAAAGATAAAAGATGAAAAACAAAAAAAAAATATTAAAGAAGAAAATGAAGATATATTAATACCCTGTAAAACAGAGGAAGAAGTGTTTCGTATATTAGATTATCCATATAAGACACCCGAACAGCGGGATATCTAATTCTAGAAATACTTAGGAATTTAGATATTGGGTGTAATATTTATTATTTTGCGGATTGCTGTATTTTGCATATATCTTATAAGCTTCTGTATTTTGATGATTTAAGAAATCCAAATATGCCATTGAATACATATTAGTTAATATATCCACTAGAAATTTTTTATTAGTTATTCGTGCATCATTTGCATTTTGAACTAGCTGGTTTATTTGTCTCATAGTCCCACTGTTTCCAGAATTATTTTGCAACCAATAATTTAAAAAATTTAATTCACTTAAATAGGCATTAGCTTCATCTTTAGTTAAAGCACCTGATCCTGATAAGGAATTAAATTTTTCGCGCGTATTTTTAATATTTTCTTTTGCATTATTTTTTGCCTTGTTCATTAATTCTAGCAGTTGTGTTTTGTTTTCTATATCAATATCACTTGATTGGCTAGATTGATTGCTTGATTGATCTTTGTTGCTATACATAATACATAAAGCAAGAAATATAACAACTATTAGACTAACTAGCAAAGTAATGGATAACATATTTGATTATGATAATAAAAAGTGCTACTTACTATATTCTAGATAGATTTTTGCCATAAGAATAAATTAAAATAAATAGCAAAATAAATAGAAAAAGAAATAGAAATAGAAATAGAAATAGAAATAAATAGCAAAATTAACAAAAAATGAATTTGAGATGTCTATCTCCAATATCTGTTTCCTTTATGGAAAATAAAACGATTATATTCTTAATGCTAGAATATAAGACGTTAAACTATCCTTAAATGGTTGGTTGTGGTGAGATACTTATTAACAGATACACTCTCTAGAATTATTATTTTAACAAGAATATTTAAACATAAATATTCAATATGTTAAAATAAAAATTTAATTTATGATTTAATCTTTGCAATTTGCAGTAGAAAAACATTTCTACTAGAATAAAAATAATAATGAGAGCCATGGTCTTTGTTAGCAACCTCTAGGGGGTTGCGAGTATTTTTCCAATTTTTTCCTTTTCTTTTTAGTAATTCAATCCTTTGCTCTAGAAATCCTCCGTTCTAGAAATCTTCATAAGGAATATAATTATTGCTTATTTTATCTAATTGAACTACTGATACCGAATATTCTTGATTGGTACATTGTTCTAATTTTTTACCAAATTGCGCTACATTGCAAATAGCATCCCTATTAGATTTATTGTCATTTTTACAACTGCTAGTTTTACATAAATTATTATCATTATATGTACCTACAATAGGTGTTGATAGCCATTGACTATCAATGAATTGGCGTTTTGGATGCCGGAATGATTCTAGCAATTCTTCATCACTCATAATATGAGTATCTAGAGTATCCGGAGTATCTGGAGTATCTAGAGTATTTAGGTTTGTCTGATGTATATTATTAGCAAGGCTAGAATCAATTTCATTTGGTGGATGATTATTGCGATATTGTGGTGTTTGATATAGTTCATTTAACATAATCCGAGCATAACTAGAATCCGTTATAGTTGCTGATGGTTGGTCTGATTTATAAGAATCGTGTATAGAGCTAATTGATGCGTCGTTCCTATCATATGCCATAATACCGTATGGTTTGATATCCGATGTATCATAAGGTAAATCTACCATTTCAGGTATCCTAGGTGTATTACACTCTATAGTGGTAGATTCACTATGTGGTTGAAATAATGCTACATTGGCATATTCGCCTGTCATATCAATAAAACTAGATATTATTTGCATATTACTCATATTATAACGAATATATATAAGCAAAATTGCACCAAATAAGAAAGTTTGTATTGGATTACTCCAAATAATCCAATCTACACCAAGTGCCAGAATAGTAAATATTATAATTACTGATGTAGCATTGTGTGATAAGTATAAATTTGTTTGAATTCTATCTAGAAATATATACAATGTTATAATTACTAGAATTTCGTAAAGTAATTGATTTACATGTACCAAGCGATTGGAAACTGATGTTATTAGATTATTATAATCCTGTTCTTTCATTATTTTTTACAGTTTTTAATCTAATATTGAAATATATTAATTTTTTAGTTATAATAGCGTTTGAAATTTAATATTTCTAAATATTAGAAATTAGAGTATTAGCAAAAAATGATAACTTCTTTTGAAGATCCCATTTCTTTTAAAGGTCCCATTTCTCATAAAGAATATAAGTTAACTAGAAATAGAGATTTGATTATATTTGGTGATGAGCATGATAAGCTTGGTAATCCAAATTCATACCCTATTTCTATATATTTAATGATACGATTAGATATTCAGAATACAGAAGGTACAAATAAACCCTTGAAAGTTCTTGCAGAATTACATAATCCTGAAAACTCTGAATACAAGGATAGTCCTAATCAAGAATTACATAAATTATCAGCATATTATTCTAATCCTAAGTACAAACATTTTGTTGATAATAAATTATTTGCTAATATAAATGATTTTAGAACAAAATACTTAGATGAATATGATAAAAAGATAAATGATATTGAAAAAGAATATAATCAACACCAAAAGAAAAAGAAAAAAACACAAAAAAATAGAAATAACTATGGTAAAAACAACAATAGTAAAAATAATAAAACAAAAAAACATAAAAGCAATTTGCTGGAGAGACTAAAGCTGTTAAATGAAGATTATCATTCTAAAATAATGGATGAATTTACAGTACGTAAAGATATTTCGGATTTAATTATGGGAGATGAAGAATATAAGGATACTGTAGAGGAATTTCTACAGGATATATTTGCCCCAGGTAATTTTGAATTTGATAGTGAAGATTTTAATAGCTTACATACTTTATTTGCAAAGGTTTCAGGTCCTCTAGTTGAATTTAGAATTTTAGAAGAATTAAAACATTTACCTGATAATTATACATGTATTGTATATGTAGGTGATAAACATAAAGCCAATCTAGATAGTTATTTCAAAACTCTTGGTGAAGAACCTATAAATATTGTATAATTTTCAAGTTCCCATAAATATTCATGATTTAAGTAAATAGAATATGGCATACTATATACAAGCCAAAGAATTCTAGCATAGTGATCTTCTTGATACCTGGAATAATTCGTGGAATGCTAGTGTTAAATACCCAAGCACCTAGAAACATCAACAACCATACCGATAAAACAAATACAATAATAAACGTAAACATCTGCCCGCCAGACATACTAGCAATACCTAGTGCTAAATCATCATTATAATTTGGATTTGGATATATATTTGCAAAAGGTTGCTTGATTGCTTGACCACCTGGAATAGAAGATGCAAGCTTAGATATTGATGCTACTAATGATGTTGCCATTTTGCTAAGATTGCTTAATTATTTTGCTTTTATTTATAGGTAAGAAATTTTTTATTTTATTATTTCAGGTCTTCATCATCTATATAATTAGGACGAATGGCACTAACAGATAATCCCGGAACCAATTTTTGTAAATCAATTAAATCCTGAATTATAATAGGTAATTCCTTTATTTTAATTAAGTTATATATTGCAGAATGACCAGCATCATTTGGTAATGTTTTAATATATTTATCAACTTTATTAAGAATATCAATGCAAGATAATATAATGAGATTAAGTAATTCTTCGTCATTTGTCATTTTTCCAGCCATGGGATAATTTTTACGTCTATCATGCTCTTTAGGAATACGTAATAATTGTAGTAATGTATTTATATCTTTGGATGGTAATGCAACCTCCACGATATTCATAAATTTAGTAATTATGCGATATAAATAGTATGCTAGATACTGTTTTGATATTATAGTAACATTTATGATACTCTTTGTTTTTTTGCCTTCATTTATTAATTCATATACACCATATATATCATTAGTAAATTTCTCCATCTTGTTTAATTCACTAGCTTTATCTAGCATATAGAAAGAAGAAAAAAGCCAAACAAATAAATATAAAGATAAAAATAAAGATAAAACAAAACCAAATAAAAATTGGATTTCAATATGGTATGATATGGTATGATATGGTATGATATGGTATGAAATTTACTCGTCATGACCCGCTTTTTCTAATTCCAAATAACCACCATCAATCATAAAATGGAAACATAATTCTTTGCTAGGTTGCTCTAGATAACTACCATGTGGTCGATGCCTATTATGTAGTAAGCAGTAATTAGTATCGGCGGTTTTCTTTCTAGCACATTGTTTCCCAAGTATATATTTCTTGCTAAACTTTTTAATATTTATATCATTAAAGTCAGATACTTGAAATTCTTCATCTATATCAACAACCTGTTTGAATGTAACCCTATCAAATATATCATCCC